AGCACCAACACGGGCAAACTGAGAATTATCAAAACTGCCTCGTCCTTCCAGTCTGACTGTCGGGCCTCTAACAATTTACCCTGGTATTGCTCCTCACCTCGGGCCATTTTTTCAGCATGCATAAGTTGTGCATCCGACATTGCCATTTTCGTTCTCTGCTTATTGGCATAAATCTTGCTTCCTGCAGAAACGGCTAATTTAATTGCCGACAACCACATAAATTAATACCAATCTGCGTCTTTTTTCTTTTCAGACAGCATTCTTTTAGTTCCTCTCACTTGAACAGATTGAGTTGCGTCAGCTTTTGTAGTTTCTATCTCAACTCCTCCGTTTCTAAAGCCGTCCTTGTTCGTAAACATGTCATGATCTACATGAACCATGCCTGCGTGACTTGATTTTTTAGTTTTTTTCATATTTATTCTCCAGTTTTTCGAA